TACATTCAGTAAATCAGAACTTATTAAAACTTATCAATACTAAGTTTGGTATTGATTTTAATGTGCCATTATTACTAGAAGCAAAAATAGGTAATAATTGGCTTGACACCAAAGACGTTATATGATATAACAATAAAACTTTAATAGAAAAGGAAATTATATATGAGTAATTTAGTTACAATAGATACAAGTAATTACGCTGCAATGGCAAAAGCTATGGGCATTGCAGGAGAAACTACAACTAGTGATAAAAAGTCAAACACTTTACCAAGATTCAAGATAAACCATTCACCTATAATGGGTGAAGCAGAAGTTCAAGGCAAGTCTATGAATGTAGAAGTCGTTCAAGGTGGTACATATAAGTTGGACATACCTGACGATAAGGCAGTCTATGCAACTTCTGCAACGATAAGACCTTTTATACAGAGATTTATGTATAAGAGATTTGTTAAGAATATGTCTGCAAAAGCAGGTGAGCCTATGGGTACTTATCATAAGACACTTATGGCAGACAATCTTAATATAGATTTGAAAGACAATCAGGGTGGCTTTAATTGTGGCAAACCATCAGGATATATACAAGATTTTAAATCATTACCTGAGAAGACACAGGAACTTATCAAGCAAATCAAAAGAGTACGTGTTGTGTTTGGTGTTGTTGATTTAGTAGATGCCACAAATGAGAAGGGTGAGTCTGTTAAAATAGACAGTCAGCCTTTTATATGGGAGATTGATAATAGAGATGCCTTCAAGACAATGGGCATACCTTTTACTAAGTTATCTCAAATGAAGAGACTTCCTGTTCAGCACAACATTACGTTGAATACAGAAGAAAGAAAACTTCCTAATGGTAATTCTTTTTATCTTCCTACTGCGAGCTTAGATATAAGTAAGACTATAGAACTTGTGGATAGCGACCAAGATACTTTTGCTAATTTCTTAGCTTGGGTTGAGAATTATAATAGCTATATCATTAATGAGTGGGATGTACAAGCAGGTCAAAAGTATGACGCAGAAGATAATGCTGTCGTTGGTGACTTCATTGATATTGAAGAAGGGGTAGCCTAATGCAACATCGTGGTGAATTGGCAATTAGTCAATACTTAGAAAATGCTTCTAAGGGTTTGACATCAATGAGTGATGAGACTATCAATCGTGTAGGCGAAGAAATAAAGGAGTCACTAAAACGTCAGTTTGCAGGTGGTAATAAACGAGATAAGTTTAGGTTGCGTATGTCTAATATGGGTAGACCTTCATGCCAACTTTGGTTTGAGAAGAATAAACCTGAGACTGCGTTACCTAAACCTACTACGTTTGTTATAATGATGATGATTGGCGATATCGTTGAATCTGTTTTCAAGGGGTTACTAACAGAAGCTAACATAGAATATAAAGATAGTGATACTGTAGAACTTAAAATTGATGACAAGAATACTATATCAGGCTCTTATGACTTGGTTGTTGATGGAGCAGTCGATGATATTAAGTCTGCATCTGATTGGTCTTACAAGCACAAGTTTGATTCTTACGAGTCGTTAGCTTCAGGTGATAGCTTTGGTTATGTAGGGCAACTTGCTGGTTATGCAAAGGCATCAGGCTACAGAGCAGGTGGTTGGTGGGTTATCAACAAAGCCAATGGTCAGTTTAAATATGTACCTGCTCGTATAGACATGGACAAAGAACTTGATAAAGTTAAGGAGTCAATCAAAGCAATAGAATCAAAAGAGTTAGTGAGATGCTTTGAACCTGAACCTGAGACCTTCAGAGGAAAGCCTACAGGAAATATGGTACTTAATAAAAATTGTACCTTCTGTTCATATAGGCAATCCTGTTGGGAAACTTTAAAGGAATTACCTGCACAAATGTCTCAAGCTAAAGAACCAAAAATAGTGCAGTATATAAGTCTTAAGAGTGCCTAGATGTCTCCTCACAAAATAAGAAGAGAAGCAATAAAATATGGGTATAGGAGTGGGTTAGAACATACTATCTCACTCTACTTAACTGAGTTGAAACATAGCTACGGCTACGAATCAATTAAGATAGAATGGGAAGATTTAGCTTATCGCACCTATACCCCTGACTTTATATTAAACAATGGTATCATAATAGAAACTAAGGGTAGGTTTTTATCTGCAGACAGAAGAAAGCATCTGTGCATAAAGAAGCAACACCCCAAGCTAGATATTAGATTTGTATTTACAAACAGTCGAAATAAACTAAGCAAAGGTGCGAAATCTACATACGCAGAGTGGTGTATTAAATATGGCTTCAGATACTATGACAGGATAATACCTGAAGATTGGCTCAAAGAAAAAGGCAAAAACAAACATCTTAATTTTATTAAATTTGCAGGAAGTAAAGTCAGGAGAATCAAGTGAAGAATATAATAAAGCAAATAAAAAAAGAAGACTTCATAATAAGTGTACGACCTACACTAGATAGCAAAAGAAATTGGACAGGGGAAGTAGACTTGTCTATCATTACATCTGTAGACAATCCTCTTACTGATGATGACTACTACGGATTACTTTCTTTTTGTAAGGTAGTCTGCTCTTCAGTTCCTGTTATGGAAGAAGATGAGTACGTAAGAGATAAGCTAGAAGATAAAGCTGCTATATTTGATGATGTAGTTGTTACACCGAAAAAGAAAAAAGCAAAAATAGTTGACAAACATGACAATGTTGTGGTATTGTCTTTTGACGCAGACACTGAAGGTAATGCATAATGTTAAAACACATGGAGTATATGAGAATGAAAAAGGAACAAGCAGATATGCAATCTGACATGGTTAATCACCCTGTTCATTACAACAAAGCAGGTATCGAGACTATTGATGCTATTGGTGCCGCAACTAATGAAGGGTTTAAGTATTACTTACAAGGTAATATACTAAAGTATATATGGAGATACGAATACAAAAATGGTCGTGAGGACTTGGAAAAAGCACAGTGGTATCTCAGCAAACTCATAGAGGTATATGATGATAAAAGTTAAGATTTTACTTACCTTAGAGGTAGACCAAGAAGAGTATCCTGTACCTTCAGATGGAGATGTCACAGAAGACTTTGAAGATTATATGAATGAATTGTTTCATGATTTAGAAGGTGTTAAAGTTAAAAATATGAAAGTATTAATGGAGTAAGAAATGCTAAGTAATTATTTACCAACAGACTATCAAAACTTCATAGCGTTGTCTCGCTATGCAAGGTGGAAAGAAGATGACCAACGCAGAGAAAATTGGGGGGAGACTGTAGACAGATACTTTGATTACATGTCTAATCACTTATCTAAGAATCACGACTATACTATAAGTAAATCTTTGAAAGAAAAGATGACATCACAGATAATGAATCTAGGTGTAATGCCTAGCATGAGAGCCTTAATGACAGCAGGACCTGCTCTAGATAGATGCCATGTTGGTGGTTACAACTGTAGCTACATACCTGTGATAGTCCACGTTCATTTGATGAATGTATGTATATACTTATGTGTGGCACAGGTGTTGGCTTCTCTGTTGAACGTGAGAATGTAGACATGCTACCCATAGTCAATGAACACTTTGAGGACAGCACTACTATCATCACCGTTGGAGACAGCAGACCCGGATGGGCAAAGTCTTTGAGAGAACTTATTGCTATGTTATATGTAGGTCAAGTGCCTACATGGGATGTATCACAGGTTAGACCAGCAGGTGCACGACTTAAAACATTTGGTGGTAGAGCATCAGGACCTGCACCATTAGAAGAATTATTCAGATTCTGTATTCAGAAGTTTAAGGGTGCTAAAAACAGAAGACTGTTTCCTATTGAGTGTCACGACATCATGTGTAAGATTGGTGAAGTGGTTGTAGTAGGTGGTGTCAGACGTTCTGCTCTCATCTCTTTATCTAACTTAGGTGATGACCAAATGAGACATGCTAAGTCAGGTAATTGGTGGGATAATGAAGGTCAAAGGTCATTAGCTAATAACTCTATAGCATTTAAAGGCAAGCCTGAGATGGGTACATTCATGCGAGAATGGACTGCATTATACGAATCTAAGTCAGGAGAACGTGGTATCTTTAATAGAAATGCAGCCATAAAGAAAGTAGAAGAAAATGGCAGACGTAAGTCTAAAACAGGTCT